ATGTTGTTTGCTTTCTCCTCACCAACACGGGCTCGCCACCTTGCGATGCCCGCCATCTTTTCTTTGTTGTTGCTAATCACAGTGGTGACAGATGGAAACTTATCTCCTGTAGGTGTGAGGTAAACTCGTTTGCCATCCACCATCTCAGCAGACATTTCAATAGGATCTAGTCCCACATGATTAAACAACTTCATAGACCCAGATTGATTTTGTTGATGATATAAGACTTGACAAGACCAGAACGAACGATGTCCTCAATACCAAATTCAATTAGCGAGAACTCATCCATGTTCTGTAGGATGCGTTGGAAGTCCAGGATACCTGAACGCTCAGAGATCTTTTGTAGGTCGGTCTGAGCAGCATCACCACAGAAGATGATCTTGCTGTCCTGTCCAACACGAGTGATGATACTATCCAGTTCGTGGAAGTTCAGGTTCTGACACTCGTCAATGATAACAATACAGTTATCAAGAGTGGTGCCACGAATGAAACTAGTAGACCAGAACGAGATAGTTTCTTGTGCCTTGAGATTATCATAGAGCATCTCAAAACTATTGTCATCAGGCATCTCAAACATGGATTGAACCATGTTCTTATATGGTATCTGATAGAGAGAAGACTTATCCTCATGGTCGCCAGGAAGGAAACCAATCTCCCTAGTAGCAACCAGAGAGCGAACGATATAGACTTTCTCATAGGGACTATACTCATTGAGCACATCCTTGAGTGCCTTATAGAGAGCAACAAATGTCTTACCAGTTCCTGCTACACCATAGGCATAGATCATCTGACCTTTGTCCCACTCATCAAACATCAACTTCTGGTTTTCAGTAAGTGGTTCAATGGGAATCATGTAAGCTTCATCAATAGGCTTGCGACGCTTACGCTGCTTAGAAGTCATGCCTTGTCCAGGTGCCTTCTGTGTCTTCTTTCTTACTGGCATATGATTAACGATACTTGTCGGTAATAGTTTTGTTGTTCTTGACTGCTGCGTGTTTAGCAATCTTGTTCTTCATGATGTCATGGAACCCAGGATGAGTTCTGCTCATCTTGTCTTGCCATTCACCAACCTCACCAGAGGAAGGACAAGTAGATGGATCACTCCAGTCTCTTGTCCAGTCTGGATTGTCAGTCTTCCACTGATCCCAATCATGGACGCTGAGCACAACGTCCTTTTGTTCACCAGTTTTAGTATTGATTACAGGGTATGTTGCCATCAGTTCCACTCCAATGCTTCGGCACAAATAGGAAATTGTTCAGCGAAGATTTCCTTACACTGAGCAGCGATGTCCATGTGTTCCTTCTGGGTTCCATGGGCGCTGCGTAGATCTATATAGTGCATCCAAGAACGCACAGATCCTGACATGTAGATACGGGTGGGAGTTGCCAAAGGAAGCACAAAGCGAGCACACTCCTTTGCGATTCCCATCTCTAGCATGTGCTTATAGATGTCCATACCACTCTGGAAGTGTCGCTTGATGCTGATCTCAAGTTCTTGTTGAACGAAAGGATCAACATCATCAATACTATTCTGGCGGTTCTTAGTATCTTGACGGCGAAGATCAAACAGAGGGATCTCATCTGCCAGCATAGAACTGTCAGCATACCGCTGGGAAAACTCTTGAAATGTGAACGAACGATGACGCAAAATTTGAGCTGCGATACCACGGTTCGTTTCAATCTCAAGAGTCATGAATGCTTGCTCAAACACAGACCAATGGTTGTGCTTGATACAATACTTCAGAAGACCAGCGACGTTAGGATTCTCCTGATTGTTGGGGTTGCTCACTCTCGCTACATACCCCATCGTCTTCTCCGCTTCTGGAGTTACTTGCACTAGGCGCACTGACCCATGTTGTTGCTTCATTCTTAAATCCTTTACTCAATCGTTCACGTTTTGCTGCGAGATCACGCTTGGCAGTCTGAAGTGCTTTCTTCATATACCAGATCTCTTCATCAGTATACAGCATTGGGTTCTTTTCCGCAAGCTTGATTGCTTTCTTTGCTGCTTTGATAGTGTCTTTGAATCTCATTAAAGTGTTACCTCCTGTAAGTATTGGAGGAATGCCTCTTCAGCACCCTCTGTAGTTTGATTGCCTTGGGATACCCAATCATGGCAAAACTCATACAGGTGCTTGGTAGTTTTCAATTTGAAATACTTTTTCAACTTGAGGAATACTTCTGCGCGAAGAACCATACGTTCCTCACTGTATCTCCAGTCAGTCTGGGTATCCATCATCGTCTCCGTCATTATAATTGAATCCAAATTGTGGACCACCTTGCTGCAATTGAATTTTGTAAGCATCGGTGTCAGAGTAAACCTCACTCTCTAATACATCTACTAGAGACTTGAGGTTCTTTACGATGAGTTTTAGTTTCTCTTTGTCCATGTATTTATTCTAACATGTGTCAGGATTATAGCATAAAAAAAGGAGGGGATCAACCCCTCCTGTTGCTTGGTTCTACTTTAAGTAGTCCCTCAAAGTATTCGTGTAAGTGCATTCGATAACAGGACCAGTATGTTACTCCTCTATATTTGAGTTGATAACAACTGGGTGGTCTGCTATCACTATCCATATCTTTTGAATGATATCGATAGTTCTCCATATCACTTGTTATAAGTGTGACCGCGATAGCAGAAAGTGCCATGAATTTCTTCTGCACCTTGCTTGCACTCATACTTGACACCACGATAGGATGTCATAGCAATTTGTGCATCGTGAAGTGCGTTAGCTTTTTGAATCTGCTTCTTGATGAGAGTTAGGGTGTTCATGAGTTTGTCTCCTGAAAGAGTAGGGTGATTAATCCCCGTTCCTTCAGTCGTTTGCGTCCTGTGTTTCAAAGCATTGAGGATCTGTATGTTCCATCCAGTGGATGAGAATATCAGCCTTCTCAAAAGGAGTGAAAAGAGTTGTCTCTTCCAATCCCTCTCTCAACCAATTAAAATCATCACAGCGAAGATAATTCTCCACTGGAACATGACTGAAGAAGATGAGTGCCAATGAAAGCATAGGATGAACGCTCCGTTCCGCGACTTACTTGCGTCCCACCCGAGAGCGGGATGAACGTATGGTTATTATACCATACTATCTATACGATGACAACTGTATCGGTTGATACAGTTTAGTTTCCTGAGAGGTAGAACCCACTGGGTCCAGTGCGACACACACGTTTTACCATGGCATCATACTTAGGAGATGGTTCTTCGGTGATAAGATTCTTAGCAAAATCAAACGCTTCTTTATATCTACGAAACTTATAAACATCATCATAAGTTTTTGCAGATACAAGCACACCATCACTTCTCCAAAGCTTCATGGTATGCCATACAGTTGGTTCTGATAACTTACGGTAGAAAATACACCAGTTTCCTGTTTGATTTGCGCTCATTTCTTTTTCTTTTTAGGATCTTGCCAGAGTTTAGGATTAGTTCTACCCTCTGTTTGTCTCATGCTAATTACATTGCGATATTTATCCCAGTAGTAATCAAAAATGTCAACACGTTTTGATGCTACGGCAATATCATACACGACACCTTTACCATCATCAAACTCTATTAGGTAAGCAGTATGTGGTAGAGATCTATCCTGTGCTAGTTCGGGATCACAATTTGCATGAATAATATTTACTCCCTTCCCCATCAGGAACGTCCTCCCCACTGAATAGAGGGGAATGCTTCCTCCACACACTGCTTGGTGATCTTCCAACGCTTACCAATCTGCTTGTCTTTCATCAGACACAGCACCTCTGCTTCGCCCTTGTGGAGACCCTCTAGCAGTTGAATAAAGAGGGTTTCACGGCGAGACTGAGAGATGTTTGCTCCACCTTTAAAGAAGAGATAGAGCTTACGATACTCATGAATAAGTTTAGTATGCTCTGTCTCTGCGGGTGCTTCATTTGGAGTGTAAGGAACATCACCATCAGGTAACATTGAAATAACACTCTCATCAAAATTAGCAATCAGAATTTGTCTGAGTGCTGGAGTATTATATTCCTTTAGAAGTTCAATTTTTTGTGCCTTTGTCTTAGCGTTGCTTACTTTTTGTAGCACTTCATTGAGTAATAATTGCATGACCTAAATGTTATCGTAAGTATATTTATTCATCGTCAAATTCATCTTCATCTACAAAGCGAACTGACAATAGTTCTTCGTTGATCCATTGACCCTCTCCATCTAGCATCTCTGGATGAATGTTTTCCTCCTGTGCTTTACCATACATAAACTCGTGGAGTTTTTCGTTCGCTGTCCATCCAGCAATCACACCGACGCAGAGAAAAATAAACGAAACGGTTGCTGAAAAATATAGGACTGTTGCTTGTGCCATGGTTCAACTCCTGAACTAATTTTCTTTCTTGTCCCACCACAGTTCCAAGTTGAAGTAGACTCTTCGCTTTAGCAGGGTAAAAAACTTGGTAATAGCGAAACCTTTTCCCTTAGGAGCAGGTTCCTCTTCTGCTTCCTTCTTTTTCGCCCCCCTAAGCATGAGCTCTATGCCTCTATTTATTTTAAAATCTTTCATTTTTTGTTGGGAGCGGTAACCAATCCTTCAGCAAGAAATCTTTTTGCAACTGGAACAAGTCCACCAACATACTCACCATCGATGATAGCGACAGGAAAAGAACTCATTTGTGGATACTTTTCAGATAAAGATACTTGTTCATCACCGTCAAGGTCTTGCCAAAGAACTTCAGTGTAGTTTAGGTTTGCTCTTTGCATTAATTCTTTCATGCGAACGCACCAAACACATCCCTGGGATGTGTAAATTGTAATTTCCATAAAAAAGAGGGTCTCTCGACCCCCAGTATATCACAGAGCGTTGCCTCTTGGCAATACTTCTTCAGGAAATACAAAGTTTTCATGTGGTTGATCCACTGGTGCCATCCAGGCACGTAGACCTTCATTCAATAGGATGTTCTTGGTATAGAACGTCTCGAACTCTGGATCCTCTGCTGCTCTGATCTCTTGTGAAACAAAGTCATAAGCTCTAAGGTTAAGTGCAAGACCAATAATACCAATGCTGCTGGTCCAAAGACCCATGACAGGAACAAACAGCATAAAGAAATGTAGCCAACGCTTATTGCTGAAGGCGATACCAAAGATCTGAGACCAGAAACGATTAGCCGTGACCATCGA